CGTCGCGTCCTTCATGTCGGTTTCTATCCACTGTGCTAAATCCCATTCGTCGCACAGGGTGGGAGGGCTGACAGAGATCCAATCTTCGAACCACGCCACGCAAGCGGAATAGACCATCTCTAGAGAGGCCATATTTATTTTAGAAAAGGGGTGGGGGCTTTAACTAGTCTGCTGAATTCTTCTTGGTCGGCCGCACAATCTCAATTTTGAAGACGGCAGGAACACTTGGATCACCTGTGTGGATAATCTTAAGTCCTTTGACGGCAGTAATAACACCGTTTTCGTAGACGATTTGTTGCTTGGTGTTGAGGAGTTTGGCATCGTTTGCCTTTGTCAACATTCGAAAAAGATTTTCACGCTCGTCTGTGCGAAGTCCCGGATATGATTCGGCAAAGGCACGAAACTTTTGGAAGCGAATCCCGCGTTCCAATCGTAACCAGGGTTTTGTTAGATGTACGGCGGCTGATTCAGCATCAAAGTATCGCTGAAGTCCCATTTCTTTGGTCTCCTTTGTTTTTGGAGAAAGAACGATGGGTTCTGCTAACGTGGAGGGTATAGACGGAGGATCTGTTCGTATTGGATCTGCGACTGTTTCTGTGACTGGGACTACTTCTGTCACTGCGACTGTTTCTGTAACTGCTACTGCTTTTGCTTCTGCTTCTGCGATTGCTTCTGCGACGGATGAAGGTGTGGGCAAAGGGATAGACGAAGTGACAGACGAAGTGACAGACGAAGTGACAGACGAAGTGGCAGACGAAATGACAGCCAAGTCGGTCGACGCTTGGATGGGAGAACTAGTGACTGGCGTTCGCTTTGTGCGACGCATGGTTTTTATTCGACTGGGAACCATGACTATTCTAATCTATATAGGTGCCACTCGTTTAGACTGCTCTTCGGAATATGGAAGGTCCATATAGGAATGGACAATCATTTAGACCGATGGGCCGCCTTTGAACGTGACCGCACAATCGGTGTTCCAACGACCTACGATCCGACGGCGGGTCCCAACTGTAGCGGAGTACGGATTCGTAAAGAGGGGGTGGCACGTGATTCCATCAATTCGCGGGCCTGGGATTTTTTTCACGCAACCCCTCCGACGCAGGTCAGTTCCGAGGGACTCCGTAACAAACAAGGACCACTTCAATACGACATGAATCCCATTTCGTCGCGTATCAATACTGTTCAGTACAGGATTCAACCATCCTACATTCCGGATCCGCCACGGGGTGCCACCACGGCAGCGTCCTTAGGCATCGCCCCTGTTGCCGGACCGATTCCTGTACCTCCAACAACCTTTTTCACGAATCCGTATACGCAACGTCTCGATGCGGGAGGGTCCGATGCTCGCAATATGATTCGCGAATTGCGATCCGCCGTCCAAGAAGACAACCGCGAGTTTCAGACGGACGCGGACCGGGCACTCGCTGCGCGACAATTCACGGACCGTTGGTTGCCTGCTGTGGCAGCGGCCGATGCGGGGTCCCTCCAAGCCTATGAACTACTCCGGCCAAAGCAGGATGATTGGAGGACAACAGGGTGAAGAAGGGTGACTCTAGATTTCTTACAGATTGAATCTATACGAAATCTAGTATATTACTACCTTATTTGCGTTGTTTGCGTGATCGGTTTCGCCTTCCACCCGCCTTCCTTGAACGTTTGGGTGTTCCCGTCACCGTCTGATAGTGGGTCTGGAAGCGACATCCTTCCAAGGATCGGCCTCTTGGATCCGTAATCCTCGGAAACAATGTCATCGGGGTTCTTGTGAGGATGGCTTTTGTGGCCGTGTCAATCTTGGCGTAAATCACGTCGTTGTTTTGCGGAAAGATTCCGAGGGCGTGCTCTAAAAAATGCGAGTGAGTGAAGAGGACGGCGCGGTACACCCGCGTGCCGTCGTCGCGTTCCACTGGAGTGAAGAAGGGTTCCGTGGCTTCGCCGAGATGGTTCGCCCACTCTAGAAAAAGAGACCAGTTTGACTTGGCTTTATTGCTCACATCCCCTCTCCCATCCGTTCCGAGTTTGGCGACAATAGCAGGGCCCAGGATCGGTGCCTGTTGCGTTGGGGGAAGTGGCGTCCCCGAATAGGTGTTGCCTAGTTCGGCAATATGAGGAAGAATATGGATGCGTTTGTCCTTGTCGGAGGCCAGTTGGTGGTAGGCCGTCATCTGGGCACGAATCATACAGGACGAGCCGATCGCATACCGATCATCTCCGAACTTGGCCATAATGGCCGCTTCCAGGGCGGGTTTCCGCTCGACGCAGAGGTCAATCCCGTATTGTGTCAACTCCGGGTCTGCGTACATCATCGCCGTGGGCTTGAACAGCGAGGACCAGACGTTGGCACAGGAGAGTCCGTGACGCACAAACAGGACTTCAAGAAGCACCATCTACATGGCTATCCGAAATTCACCACGACCTCGCATTCGTGGATGTTGACCTTCTTCATGGCCGACTGCGTCAATTCGCATCGCTTCTTGCGACTCTTTGTTTCGGAAGCCGTCGCGGATGCCACGGTCGAATCCGTGGACAAGGTCGATGTTGTGGAGGAGGGGGCTGAGGCGGAAGAAGAGGTATTACTGCGACTGTAATGAATCTTCAACGTCGTGTTCATATCCTTTTCGACGATCTCACGATGTTCCGTCAAAAATTCCAGGATCTCCTTTTCGATGAACCAGCGGAAGAAATTCAGTTGCCCGACCGTGGTTTGAAAGGGTTCCACGTCACGTGCCTGAAACAATATACGTTCCCGGCGACAGAAGGGGTCAAACAGACGTTTGCTATAGGCGTTCAACTCGCGCTTGTAGTTGAAATACACCAGAAAATGACGTCCTGCCTGAGTAAAGGACGTATTCATCTTCTTGGCGTAGTTTGTGACAAAGTAATCGACAAGGCGAAGGCTGATGGTAGAGGTCCCCTTCAGAATCGGAAGCAATTTGTCAAGGTGTCCGGGTTCGCTGTAAAACTCCTGGAGCCAACTGACGACCTGATCCTGTTTACATTGAATACGGTTCTTGACCGTGGTCGCACGACGCTCAAAGGTGGGGGGCGTATAGGAGTCTGTGACGGTCGTCATGAGGGATTCTAGAGAAGAAAGGTGGCCTTCATTTAGGCCTTTGACTGGCCAATTGCGGATAGGCTTCCCGTTGAAATGTTCCTTCAAAGTAGGGACATGCCTGTCATTATGTTAGATGGCAACTCGTACATCATCGATCTGACGCCCGCGAATCGCGTCAGACGTACCTTGTATTTTCGCAATGGGTCCCGGTCCTTGACGCCAGATGAACGCCGGCTCTTGGACGACCTCGGAATCGACCCCATTATGGAACAGACGCTTCGCACCGAGTTGCCCGATTTTTTCAATCAATTGCCCGCGTGCCAAAGCAATACCAACTTGGTGTTATCAAAGGATTGTCAGATTCCCCACTTTGTTCTGTGGTCCATTCTTTTTCACGATACGACAAACACGCAACGACGCATCTTGGCGAATCGCCGACGTCATCGAACGGTCAGTGCACTTGGAACGGCGACGACTGGGGTTATGACGGGTGCGTTGAACCCAGGGACACCGAAGCCCGCTTCCATCGCGAGTTTATTTCAATTGATCGTACCCGGATCCATGCTTCCTCCCGGCACCCCTGGAACTCCCCAGGGAGGTATCGGTGGACTGTTTCACGTTTTGGCGAAATCGCCGTAATTTTACGTTTGCGTCCTTGACGCAATTGTAAATTTCTTCAATGTATCATAGAGGATGCTTGGAACAAGAGCGTTGGGGCATACCATAGACACCGGTGCGAACGCTGTGTCGCAACGTCGTGCTGCGAGGCTCGGTTACATTCCGGCCGACATTCCCTTGTTGAAAGATTTACAAGTGTTGGAACTCCGAAATGGTGTTCTTCGCACCAATCCGTCTCTCGGAATCTCCGACAATGCCGAAATTTGCGATTTAATGGAATGGTTTGCCGTAAAGACGCACCCCTTGCCTCCTTTGGCACGAAAGGTGCTGTGCCTGCTCCGATCTCGTCTGGTAAACAGCCACACGAGCGTCGAAACGGCGGCATCGTTGCGGACAGGGCAACTGAACAAACTACAGGAAATCAATCGCATCTTATTGGCAGACGGCGTCACAGAGGTCGATATGGATGGTGGGACCCGAGTTATTCCGATGGATAAATGCTTTGGAGAAAACATGCGCTTTGTAAGCAAAGGGGGAGCCCCTGTCACTTCTGGCACTCCTGGCTCCTCCGGTACTCCTGGCTCCTCCGGTACTCCTGGCTCCTCCGGTACTCCTGGCTCTTCTGGAAAGGACGGGAAGGACGGAAAGGACGGAAAGAATGGGAAGGCGTGTGTCACCCACGTCCACTGTGATACGGGAGATCTGACTGCTAAAATCGAGATCTTGCTCAAGTTTGTGGAAGAGTTCAAGTCTATGAAACCTGGAGCTGTATCAAATGTGCCTAATCTAACCGTACTTACCCAGATGATCCAAACCTTACATGCGCGGGTCGTAAAAATGGACGAAACAACCACGCTCCTTGTTAAAAACCTGTTTCAAAATGTGTTGAATCGGATGAATAGTATTATGGTGGAAATTAAGAAGAAATGTACCGACTTACCGTCCAATATGAATTCTGTTATTGGTGAGCACCTCGATGAAATACGTGCCATCACCGCAAAGTTGAACAGTATGGACGGGAAATTGGACGCCTTGACGATCGCCATACAGGCAATTCAGACCCAAGTGACGCGTATCGCAGGACAGGGAGCCCCTGTACCTCCAACAGATCCTGGATTTACGGTCCCTGGCATCACCACTCCTTCCGATAACAACGATCACGCCGATATCTTGAACATGCTGGAGACCATTTCAAACAACCTTGGCAGGTGTTGCGACAAGTTATCGACCGAACAAATTGCCTCGTTTGAAACATCCCTTGAAACAATCTTAGAACGTCTGGAAGTCATCGATCGCAATCAAACCTCACCAGACCAATTTCACGACATTGTGGAATCCCTCTTGGAGGAGGTCAAAGATTCCTTGAATGAGGTAAATGATGCGCTTCACATGAAACTGAAGGAAATCAGCGTTGATACACAGCACATTCGTTCGAATGTGTCCAGTCTTTCGGACAAGATAGAGTCTCAGACGGATTTGATCTACGAATTAAAGGAGGAAATGAAGAGCATGAAAGGAGAATTGATGACGTCCCAGCGAGATGCTATGGAGGTTCATCGACTTCATTTGAACACGATGGAGGAACAGATACGAGCCTTGGGCCAGTTGATTCAGCAAACGCGTTGTACAGATTCGATCGTGGAACCCTTGAAGGTCGAAATTCTCGCCAAATTGGAAGCCTTGTCTACACATTTTCAAGACCCTCGCAACGACTCTGAAAATGTTCGCAAGATCGTGTCTCTTCAGCAACAAATCCAAGACTTGATGAGTGAATCCTCTCGGAAAAACGATGTTCTTCACACCAAGGATGAGGACATTCGCCAAAAGGAGGAAGAGTTGAGGCGTTTACAGGCCAAATTGGCGGATCTCACGCGCAAGTCGGAATCCAATCTGTTGAATCGCAATCGAAGCATCAGTCAATTACAAAGGGACGCACAACAGAAAAATATGGAGATTCGTGATTTGAAGGACGACATTGAAGCCTTGAAGCACCAAATCAAGGAACTCGAAGAAAACTGCGATGTAGAGCGCGAAGCCCTACAGGAGGTGTTGGCACGTGCGGAGCAGGAACTGGTGATTCTTAATTATTTGGCAGTATCCTACGAAACCTTAATTGATGCTTCAAGAGGAGCCGATCAGACGGCCTTTCGTTCCAAGTATCAGATGTTTCAAGAGAAACGTGAGCGAAGCGAAGAACTGATTCAAACCTTGCGGGAGATTTTGGGACGAAGTTCTGGAAACGGAAAGGACATCAAAGATCGACTTCGGTTGGCCTATCAAACAGCGACGGAAGCCCTTACGGAACGCCACACTCAATATGTGGCATTTTTAAACACGGTCAAGGAAGACCACGAACGCCTTCGTAACAAATGTATGGATAAGGTGAAGGATGTCATAAAGGAATGCTCGGAAGAAAGGGAACAGACGAATGCCTTGTACGAAGCAGAAATTGCTCGTCTCAATTCGAATATCGCAGATTTGGAGCGCCGGCTTGCGTTGTGTGAGGAAGGACCTGGACCGCTCCCTGAACGCCCATTCACTCCTATCACTGTGGATCCTATGACACCCACGTTTGAACTGATGCCAAACAACAACAATCCTCAGCGACGCAACAAGACAAATCAAGACTCGGTCGTCTCAGAGTTGAAAGCCTTGGGACCTCAGAACCCAACGTTTGAACCCATGGGGAACAATAACAATCCTCAGCGACGCAATAAGACGAATCAAGACTCGGTCGTCTCAGAGTTGAAAGCCTTGGGACCCCAAACCCCAACGTTTGAACCTATGGGCAACAATAACAATCCTCAGCGACGCAATAAGACGAATCAAGACTCGGTCGTCTCAGAGTTGAAAGCCTTGGGACCTCAGAACCCAACGTTTGAACCCATGGGGAACAATAACAATCCTCAGCGACGCAA